GGTCTTCGACCTGGTGGCGTCCATCTTCGGCGCGTATGACCCGGAGAGCGGGCGCCGGTTGATCACCGAGTGGTTCATTTGCCTGCCCAAGAAGAACTCAAAGTCGACGATTGCGGCCGGGATCATGATGACCGCCGTCATCCTCAACTGGCGGCAGTCTGCGGAGTTCGCGATTCTGGCGCCGACGATCGAGGTCGCGCAGAACAGCTTCAGCCCCAGCCGGGATATGGTGAAGCACGACGAAGAGCTCGACGAGTTGCTTCAGGTGCAGACGCATATCAAGACGATCACGCACCGTAACAGCGGCGCGACGCTGAAGGTAGTTGCAGCCGATTCGAATACCGTCGGCGGGAAGAAGAGCGTCGGAACGTTGGTCGACGAGCTGTGGCTGTTCGGGAAGCAGGCGAACGCCGAGAACATGCTGCGCGAAGCGATTGGCGGGCTGGCTTCGCGGCCCGAGGGATTCGTCATCTATCTGACGACCCAGTCCGACGATCCGCCGGCGGGCGTGTTTCGACAGAAGCTGCAGTATGCGCGCGACGTGCGCGACGGCAAGATTGAAGACAAGCGCTTCGTGCCGGTGATCTTCGAGCACCCGCCTGAAATGGTGGCTAGCAAGCAGCACCTGAAAGTCGAAAACCTCGGCATGGTCAATCCGAACCTCGGCTATTCGGTTGATCAGGAGTTCCTCGAGCGCGAGTTCAAGAAGGCGCAGACCGAGGGTGAGGAATCGTTCCGCGGCTTCCTCGCAAAGCATGCAAACGTCGAAATAGGCCTTGCGCTGCGGTCTGATCGCTGGGCCGGCGCGGAGTTCTGGGAGGGTGCCGCTCTGGCGCCGCGGCTGTCGCTTGAAGATCTGATCGAGCGCTCCGAAGTGATCGATGTTGGGATCGATGGCGGCGGTCTGGACGACTTGTTGGGGCTGGCGGTAGTCGGGCGCGAGCGTTCTACGCGGCGTTGGTTGCTCTGGACGCATGCCTGGGCGCATCCGTCGGTGTTTGAACGACGCAAAGAGGTCGCGCCGACGCTGCGCGACTTCGAGAAAGAAGGCGACCTGACCGTCGTTGAGCAGATCGGCGATGACGTGCGCGACGTCGCTGAAATCGTTGCGACGATATATGCGTCGGGTCGGCTCGATAAGGTCGGCGCAGATCCTGCCGGCATCGGCGGCGTTCTCGATGCGCTAGTCGAGGCAAATGTCCCGGAGGAACTGGTTATCGGCATTTCGCAGGGCTGGAAGATGTCTGGCGCAATTAAAACCACAGAGCGAAAGCTCGCCGAGGGCGTGCTTGTGCATGGCGGCCAGCGATTGATGGCGTGGTGCGTTGGCAATGCGCGAATCGTGCCTGTCGGAAATGCTGTGAATATCACAAAACAAGTCAGCGGGACGGCAAAAATCGACCCGCTTATGGCGAGTTTCAACGCCATTACCCTGATGAGTCTCAATCCGCAGTCAGCGCCAACACCGGGAATCGTGATCCTATGAGCGAAGCATTCAAGGCCGCACAAGCGAAGGCCCGGTTGCCTGGCTCCGCTGTGCTCAACGCCTGGCGCGCTCAGCATGGACCGGAGACGACGGGCCGTGTGAACAACCTGAACGAGACACGTCAGAGCCTGACAGTGCAGGAGCTGGCGAACATCATCGGCGGCGGCGCAATCAGCAATGCGGGCCCGGTCGTCAACGAGACGACCGCCATGAAGGTGTCGGCAGTCTACGCGTGCGTCGCGCTGATCGGGGGCGCCATTTCCACGCTGCCGCTGCCGATCTACGAGCGCACGCCGGACGGCCGGAAGCGAGTCGAGCATCCTTATTGGTGGCTGCTGAACGAGCAGCCGGAGCCAGACATCTCATCGGCGGTCTTCTGGGAATACATGGTCGCGGCGCGGCTATTCTACGGTGACTGCTTCGCCGAGATCATGCGACCGTCGTTCCGGAGCAATGCAGTCAGCGGGTTCAAGGCCCATCACCCGCTGCGCGTGTTTCCGTTTCGCGACAGCAAGGGCAACCTGTTTTATCGCGTCCAGCCGCTGGTCGGCGCCGAGTATGTGCTGCATCCGGCCGACATCATTCACATTCCGAGCCTTGGTTATGACGGGATTCGGAGTCCTAGCCCGATCACCTACGCCGCTCGGCAGTCGATCGGCACTTCGCTGGCCGCGGGCGAGTACAGCGCGCGCTTCTTTTCGAACGGCGCGCGGCCCGACTTTGCTCTGAAGACCGGCGGCAACCTGACAGAAGAGCAGGCGAAGCTACTGCGCGCGACATGGGGCGAGCGGCACAGCGGCGTCGCGAATGCGCATCTCCCGGCAATCCTAACTGGCGGGCTCGAGGTGCAGCAGCTGACACTATCGGCGGTCGATTCACAGATCCTAGCGACTTCCAGCTGGAACCTCGAGGAAATATGCCGCGTGTTGGGCGTTCCGCCGTTCATGGTTGGCAGCACGGAAAAATCGACGTCATGGGGCACCGGTCAGGAAAACATGGGCCGCGGCTTCGTCAAGTACACCCTGCTGCGCGACCTACGCAAGTTCGAGCAGGAATTCAATCGCAAGCTGTGGCCGGTCCGCCAGAAGCTCTTCGTTGAGTTCGACGTCTCCGGCATCGAACGTGGCGACCTGAAGACGGAGAACGAGGCGCTGCGCGTCGCGCTCGGTCGCGCAGGCGAGCCCGGCTGGATGACGACCAACGAAGTCCGCCATATCAAATTGCTTCCCCCGATCGCGGGCGGCGACACGGTGAATAGCGGCGTCTCGACTACGGCAACAGAGGCTGCTGCGCCGGCAGCACCAGAAACGGCTCCGGCACCGAGCCAGCAACCCGATGAAGGAGCAACATGAGCAAGCTGATCCAGTTGCTGGCGAAAAACCGCCGGCCGGCGCAGCCGCGCGCGTTTGACGTGCAAGGCGAAGACACGACGATTTACATCTACGACGCGATCGTCGCAGACGACGACACGGCGGAATGGTGGGGTGGCGTCTCGGCGCAAACGCTCGTGCCGCAAATTCGTGGCATCAAGGGCGGCACGGTGCATCTGCGCATCAACTCACCCGGCGGCGATGTGTTCGCAGCTCAGGCGATTGTCGCGGCGATCCGCGACACCGGCGCGAAGGTGATTGCACATATCGACGGCGTAGCAGCGAGCGCGGCGACTGTGATTGCGTCGGCGGCCGACGAAGTCGAAATGTCGGACGGCGCGATGTACATGATCCATTGCGCCTGGACCGTCGCCATCGGCAACTCGGCAGACCTTGCCGCGACGGCCGCTCTGCTCGACAAGACCGACGGCGTTATCGCCGGTCAGTACGCGAAGCGCAGCGGCAAGAGCGCAGACGACATGAAGGCGCTTATGAGCGCTGAGACGTGGTTCACGGCGGAAGAGGCAGTTGAGATCGGGCTTGCTGATCGCGTCGCCGAGAATGCGCCGCGGGCGCAGGCGTCTTGGGATCTGAGCGCTTACGCAAATGCACCTAAGCCGAAGGCCAGTGCGGACCCTGAACACGTGGAATCCATTACCGCAGAGCATCGCGAACGTCAGCAGCAGCGCATGCGCATGCTGAATCGCATCAACTATCAGTGACGCGCCTCGCGCAACTGAGAACAGCCGCCCCCGGGCGGTTTTTTTTCGTCCCCACGACCTGCGCGAGCGGTCACCCATGTCTGGAGATCACACATGAAGCTGCAACAACTGCGTGAACTGCGCAACTCGAAGGCGAAGGAAGCCAACGAGATCAACAACAAGTTCCCCGCTGATCAACGCATGCCGGCTGCAGAAGCCGAGCGGATGGATGCCATCCTTGCCGAAATCGAAGCAATCGACGCCGACATCGCGCGCGAGAACCGCCGCGCTCAACTCGCCGCAGAGGATCCGGCAGCACAGCATGCGGCAGCGATGAACGCTGCGACCCGCACGCCGGGTGCGCACGGCGATGAAACGCGCGCGCTGCGCGCATTCATGGCTGGTGGCATCGCGAACATGGCCGACGAGGACCGCGCGCGCATGCTGGCGCGCCAGACGCCGGACATCCGCAATGCCATGTCGACGACGACGACCACTGAGGGCGGCTTCACGGTTGCGACCGAGTACCAGCGTTCGCTCGAAATCGCGATGAAGGCGTACGGTGGCATGCGCGCCGTAGCGCACGCGATTCGCACGGCAACGGGTGCGTCGATGAACTTCCCGACCACCGATCCGACGGCGGAAGTCGGCGAAATCGTCGGCCAGAACGTCGCTGTTACGGGTCAGGACACGACGTTTGCGAACATTTCGATGGACGTCTACAAGTACAGCTCGAAGAAAATTGCGCTGCCGTTCGAACTGGTGCAGGACTCGTTCATCGACATCGAGGCGTACATCCAGAGCCTGCTCGCAATGCGCCTGGGCCGTATCCAGAACACGCATTTCACCACCGGAACCGGCACCAACCAGCCGCGCGGGCTTATTACCGCCGCCAACACCGGCAAAGTCGGTGCTACGGGGCAAACGCTCACCGTGGTCTACGACGATCTGGTCGACCTCGAGCACTCCGTCGACCCGGCATATCGCAGCCAGCCGGGTGTCGGTTACATGATGCACGACTCGTCAGTCAAGGTGATCCGCAAGATCAAGGACACACAAGGCCGTCCGATTTTCGTGCCGGGTTACGAGGCCGACGCGATGGTCAATGGCGGCGCTCCGGATCGCCTGATGGGACGCCCGATCTACATCAACCAGGACATGCCGGTTATGGCGGCGAACGCTGAGTCGATCGCCTTCGGCCAGTTTTCGAAGTACGTCATCCGCGACGTGATGGACCTGACGCTGTTCCGCATGACCGATTCGGCGTTCACGCTGAACGGTCAGATCGGCTTCGTTGGTTTCCTGCGCACCGGCGGCAACCTGATCGACGCTGGCGGCGCCGTCAAGACGTACGCCAACTCGGCGACGTAACCGGAAGCGAGCCTCTCGGTTCGGTTAGCGGCGAGTCTCGGCTCGCCGCCTCACCTTTTTCAGGAAATCCATCATGGCAAAAGTTCAAAGCGCGCGCGCTCGCGTGCTCGCCGATCACGTCGGCTTGGGTATCAAGTGCGGCCAGCTCGCAGAAGGCCCGGAAACCGTCATCAAGGCGCTGGCAGCCGCGGGCGTGGTCGACAATCACGAGGATGCTGTCGCGTACGCGTCCAGCAAGGGCGCCCAAGTCGTTGTGATTGAAGACCCCGCGGCGGCCGCCGAGGTCGCCGCTGCGATCTCGGAAGAGAAGCAGGCCGACGCGGCTGATGCTTCGCAGGCCGCGGCAAGCTAAGACATGGGCATCAGACTGACGCTGGCGCCGGCGGAAGAGCCGGTCACGGTTGATGAGGCAAAACTGCATCTGCGCGTGACCGACTCAAGCGAAGACACGCTGATTACGACGCTGATCAGTGCCGCGCGGATTCACGCCGAAAACGTGTGCCGCCGCGTCTTCGTCACGCAGAAGTGGGACCTGTTCCTCGATGCGTTCCCGTACTACACGTATTACGGCGTGATCCCGGGGTATGTTCCGGTCGATCAGCTGCCGTCCGCATGGATGACCATGCGCAATTACGCCGTGCGCTTCCGTGGCAGCAA